GCCATCTGATCCGGCCGACAATACCGAAAAAAATGAGGGCCAAAAAGCGCCACCTCCCCGCCGGTCAATTCGGCGGCGAACAGCGCGGCCCGATCCTGAATCGTATTGAACGAGAGCCTCGAATGCTGTGCCCGCGTGTGCGTCGCATCGATCAAGCTGATCGCCATAAACAGCGGGCCATTCTCGCGCAGCAGATCATGCACGGTAGCGTAGTCCAGCCGCTGCATATCGATGTTGCAGAAGACGTGACGGGCCAGCCAGCTGTTTTGCTGCCACGAGAGCGGCTCCAGCCGATACTCACGGCCGCCGATCTGATAGGTATTCTCTGTCATCTCACCTGCGTCGTCCATGCGGCTCCTTATCTAGGTAAACGCGATACTCAGCTCATCATCCCCGGCCACGGTATCGCGCTGCATGAGAAAATCAGAATTCAATGTAGCAATGCCGTTGCGATCACCCTCGGCGATCTTGGTGTATTGCGCTTTCGGAATGCTGAACGTCACGATATTCCCCGCCGTCGAGCCGTGCTTCCACGTCAACAGCCCGGTCGTGTTGGCCTTCCATCGGCCATAGAAATCATGTGTTGCAACCAGCTCATCCTCCGGATCGAAGCTCCCCTTTGGCTCGCGATCGGTGAGGAGCGTGGAAATAAACCCGGAGGCTTGATTGATGTCGCCGCGCCGTTCCAGCACGTTCCCCATATCAAATTGCAGCTGTGAGACGAACGCTTGAAAGGAGGCGATACTGAAAACCGCCGAAAGCAACGGAAACGGGATGGTGGTTTCAATGCCGGACGGTGTCGGCAGCGCCACATCCGTCACATCGACATCCACCCCGATGAATTCAAACTCCAACATCCCCGGCTCGCCACTCTTGGCGCTGTATTTCGCATTCCCGCGCGCGCCCTTCGTCTGCTTCCTGAGTCCGTCCCGATAGGTGGCGATCGTCATCGTGGGAATAGCCGCCAGCGAGCTTTCAGGGCTATAGGTCACACTCGTCGCCGCGACCACCACCTCTTTGAAGCCGCAGGACTTCAGATATTTCCCAAACGCTGGCGCCGTCCCTGCCGTGCCGGAGCCCTTCACCTCGCACTTGAACGCGATCGCCGAGCCGCGCGTGGTGGCGATCTGCCCCTGTGGCGAGAGGGAGTTATTCAGAAACTTCCGCTTGAACATCGGCACATCGGCGTCAAACTTCGGGTCCATGATCAGATTATTCGCGTCGGCTCCGGCCAAGGCGATTGCCGTCCCTTCCGTCACCTCCGCCTTGCCGGCCAGCACCACCCGATTGCTTAAAATTCGTCCCATCTCACACGCTCCTTTCTACTCAGCCCAATAGCTGTCGGTCACGCTCGCTCAGATTTCCTTGGTGGTTCCACCAGCTCGGCACTGCCGCCGTTCAACAGCAGCTCCGCTTCCGTCCTCGGCAAGTCCAGCACATCGCCAGGCTCGCCCGCCTTGTCTTTCTTCTCGTTGTAATACGTGCAAAACAATCGAACTTTCATCACGCCCCCCCTGTCACCTGCGTCACCTTGGCCATCGAGCCCGTCATGCGCGTGCACGCGGGCATCGAGCCCGAGACTTGGATTAGATGCAGTATGTTGATAATTACCACCTCGATCTGCGCCGAGACCGCCGCCGATCCCGTCAGTTGAGCCGCCAGCCGCAGATCGGTGGCCAGCGCACCCGCCAGCGATCCGGCAGTCTGCACCTCGGCAGCCATCCGTATTTCGGTCGTCAGCAATCCAGCCAACTGGCCAGCGCCACTCAGCGCGGCAGTAAACGCGCTTTCCGACAACAATGCCGCCGAGAGGGCTCCAGATCCAGAGAGCGCTGCAGCCAGCCTAATCTGACTGGTCAGCTGTCCAGCCAGGGAGGCGGCAGCCGTCAAACCCGCGCGCAACGGCGACTCGGCTGTGAGCGCGGCAACGAGCGCGCCGGTCCCTTGCAGCGCCGAGGCCAATCGCACGTCGGTGGTGAGCGCGGCGGCGACCGTGCCAGATGCCAGTAGGGACACGGCCATATTGATTTGGCTGGTGAGCGCGGCGGCGAGTGAGGCAGCGGACGACAGTGCCGCCGCCAGGCGAATATCGGTCGAGAGAGCACCAGTCACCGATCCGGTGCCTTGGACCGCAGCGGCCATTTCAGAGGAGGCCCCAGCCTGCAAACCAGCGGCGATGGCGCCAGTAGCGGCCAGCTGTGAGGCCATCCGAATACTGGTTGTCAAGGCGGCGACCACCGCGCCGGTCCCTTGCAGCGCCGAGGCCAACCGGATGTTAGTATTCAATGCTCCGGCGACGGCGCCGGTGCCTTGCAGCACGGAGGCCAATCGCAGATCGGTGAGAAGATCCGCGACGAGCGATGCAGTAGCATTGAGCTGCGTCGCGAGCTTGATCTGTGTGGTCAAGGCGGCAGTGAGCGAGCCAGATCCAGACACCGCCGCCGCCAGCCGAACATCGGTTGAGAGCGCACCGGCCAGCGATCCAGCCCCGGCGAGCACCGCCGCAAGCGTCGTATCGCCCGCCGTCTTCGTGAGGACGAACGGTTGACGCCGATATAGGACCGGATCAAACCGCCGTCTGAACACTCCGCCGCTCATGCGCTATAACTCCTCAACCATGATATGCCCGCCGATTGTAATGCTATCGGCTGGCGTCGTGGTCAGTTCGAGAACCTTTTTCTCTCCGCCGATAATCTTTGGGCGCGTTTCAGGCGTGAAGACTTTGTCAAACTCCACGCGGACATTCCAGCCGAACAACCGCTCATCGGTAATTGCCCCGGTCCCAACAACGAGTTTGGTGGTATTGTGGATTTCTGCCGCGAGTCCGCTGGCGGTATCGCGAGGATCGACAGGGACCGGCGTCGGGGCAGATCCCCCGCTTCCGCTCGTCACCGTTCCACTGGCCCGCTTGAGCTTCAAGGTCAGCTGTTCTTCCTGGGCGTCTCCCACCTCGGTACTGTTGGCGAGATAGATCGAATGAATCACACACATCTTTTCCGCCGCAGCGGTCAGCTCAAAGATGTCCACTTGCGCGGTTTGCGCCGTGAAGGCGATTGGCACTTGGTACATGCGTCCCATACAGGCTCCTTTATCTATCGCACGAGTAAATGCGCCATCGGACTCGGTTGCGGCGGCAGGCTGGTAGAGCCGCCCCCTGTTGTCCCGAGAACCTCCAGCGTGATCGCCGTCATATCCCCACCCGCAAACCCAGAAAACCCGTAACTCGTCGCTCCCGAGGCCCCTTGATCGCCCCAACTGGCGGCGAAAAACGTGGCAGCCCCGCTGACGAAGGTGGCCTCTCGTTGTGTTTGGCCTGAGGGAGTCCATGTCACGGTCGTATCATTGACGGCGTTCCAGTCGCCCCAAATCTGCACCACATGAGAATTTGTCCCGGTGCGCGTCAAGGATTGCGTGGTCGTCGAGCCTAACGCAGCCGAGATGGACGTGCCGCCAAGGCCATCCGATCCACTAAACACAAATACGGAGAGCCCGCCAGCAGAGACGGGGTGACTCTTTACGCTCGTGACTGCCCCCGATCCACTCGATCCGGCGGTAGCGGTCCAGGCGTACCCTTTGCACGAGTTGGCTGTATTGGTCGGAGTGCCTGCGACGGCTGCAAAGGTCAACCCGGTCGCAGTGGGGAGGCCCATATCACGGGTATTGTTTTCCGTCATCCCCAGCACCACGATCACATCACCCGCGCTCCACGTGATCGACGCGGAGACTTCGTTAGTCGCCGTGTCGCTGTAGTCGGATTCCTGATAATCGCTGAGTGTTGGTTGTGCCATTATCGGCGGCTCCGGTGGGTCAGGAGGACCGCCTGGGTCCGCAAGGACTTGCAACTGTATCGGCAGCCCTGGGGTGTAGCCGGACTGAAAGACCGGAAACGGGACATCCGGGGCAGTCTGCCGCCCCGCTGCGTTTTGGGCATAGAGGGTGCAGGTGTAGCTCCCAGGCCCCGCGACCACATTCCGCACAGGGACGCTGTTGGCCGGCATCGGGACCGTAACCACGGCAGCGCCACAGGTAACGACATGGCTCGTGGGCGCGTTCTCAGCCGTGTGTGCGGGGATCGTCCAGGCAAACTCCGCGCCCAAGTGCGAGACGGCGAGCGTCTGCCCGGACGCTGAGCCGCCCCACAGGGCCAGGAGTGCAATGAGAGAGCACGAGAGTGTACGCATCGCATTATGGGACAACAATGATGGCATTGGTTGGCGACAATGGCGGGAAGCCCGCCTCAAACTGCGGGAAGCTGATCGCGGACGACGGCCCAAACGTATTGACCGCCGCGACGGTACAGGTGTAGATCCCCGGTGACGGCACAACCGCACTCACCAGCGCCGTGGTCGTCGGCATCGGGACACTGAGAGTGGAGGCGCCACAGGTAATCAGGTGACTGGTGGCGGCGCTATGCGTCGCGTCCGTCCCTGGCGCCGTCCATGAGAACCTCGCGGTATTAAATGGGACCGCAATCACGGTCTGGGCGTGTGCGGTTCCCGCGAGGCACCCGACGAGCGCCGCAATAATCACACCGAAAAGACTCCGCACGTTTCCGAATCTTCCGACGCGCTTGGACTTCATCGTAGTTCTCCCATCCTAGTTTAAGGATACATGCAGCACAAATTCGGTTCTCAGTTCCATCATCTGTTTGGCACCAGGGACACCACATGCCGATGCGTTAGATAAAGCCATCCTGATACGTGCCCTCGATGTCCGTCTTGAGCGCGGTGAGCGCGGTCGCCATGGCACCCGACCAGGGACCGAGCGCGGCGAAGACTCGATACCGTCCCACCTTCCCTTGCCACACCTCCCTCGCCGTTGGCACAGGGTTGGCGGGTGGCGGAATTGGCGTCAGATTGACCGACTGCCCCACCGTTAAATTGTCGGCAATGTTTTTGGTGCTGCCGAGATTCTCGGCAATCGCAATCGCCCACTGCCGGATGCTTTGCCCCGTATCGTTCGGGCCGACGAGATACCGCTGCCGGACGGTGGGCTCGCCTGCGTTGCCGGTAAAGGCGACCGTAATCCACACGCGCCCATCATCGAGCGGATCGTCTTTCCGTACCAGTGTTGCCGTGGTGTACGCCATAGGCTACCTCCAGAATTTACGACACTGTGGCACCGCTCTAAGCGAATGTCACATCAAGCGCACCAATCGGGAAATTCGGCGCGGCGTCTCCGTTGTTGACAGTCTTCGATTGCGTGAGTGCACCGTACAAGAGAAAATTGGCCGATTGATCCTTGATCGCCACGTGCGTGACTACACCCCAGTTCGCCGTTGGTGCTGGAAACGTGATCGCTGAGGCGTTATCCGTCAGCCCATCGGTCCCACTGGCAGCCGTCCAATTAGCATCGAGCGGATTCAAGGACTGCGAGGCATACGAGCCGCCGGTGACTTCCGTCCCGCCGCCGGTCTCGCCAGGCGCCGCCGTATAGAGATGGACGGTCAGCCCGGTCGGCTTGGTGAACGTGGCCGTGCGAAACACATGCGCCCGAATCTGCCCCTCAAGATAATCACTCATCTGCGACATAGCTCAATCCTCCTTCTTTCTGCACGACCCACATCAGGCAATGAACGACTTCGGCAACCCCTTTAGCTTCCAATCTCTAGCACGTTGCAGATCCTTTTCCGTGACCGTTTCCGGCCAGTGCTCACCAGTTTCGCCGTAGCGTGAGACGAGCAACGCAGCGATCCACGGGAGATAGTTGTGATGCGCCTTGACAAACGCCTTCCCGGTCCTGCTCTGCATGTCCGCTGCCCAGACCGTGAGGTACAGCGGGATCTGCATGGTCGCCATCTTGGCTTGATAGGTACGCGCCCGCTCAATACAGATTGCGCTGTACTCCTTCGCCGCCGCTTCATCCATGGTGCGATTGGCGACCACCTCATCTTGGATCTGAAAACACAGCACCTGTTCCTGCCCGCTCATCCCTGTGATCGTCATAGCCCCTCCCCTCCGTTAGCTGACCTTGTTCAGATTTCTGACCTGGAAATCAACCTCTTGTCTGAAGGTTTTCGCGCCTGCCCCGTAGGTGCCCTGGATCAGCGCACGGTGCCACTCCAGATCGGTGGCCGTATCCACGATGGCGGTGTCGTTCGGCTCCAGCGTGATCGTCAGCAGTCCGCTCGATGCGTGCACGCTGCCTCGGCCCGTGTTCAGGATGTTCACCGCATCGACACTATTGATGATCTCTTTCGTGACACTGTCGCGGTTGTAGAGCGTGAGCGTGAGTGTTGACAGTCCGATGGAAGGAATCGCCACGCCGGCTTCATCCACGAGCAGGGCCGTCACGCGAAGCGTGGCCTTTTCTGCCACGATCAGCACGGCCCCGGATGCGTCTTGCAGGATCACACGATTTTCCGCCACTGCCCGCATGCTCTCCCCCCGCTGACGCTAGCCCGCGATGGTCGGATCGGTCCGCCGATGGCGGTACTGAATCCGATACCCGATGGTCTGCACCAGCTCCGGCTGGCCGTCTTCCACATCCATTTCACCGATCCCCGCTTCGTTCGTATCGAGCGCCAACCCGCCGCGCGTATGGTCCACCTGCATGGCCGTCTGCACATCAGAAATAATGGTATTCATCAGCTCGGAAGCTGACCGTGCATCGGTGTCAAGATCTTGCCGATGGATAATGACGACTGAGACGGTCAGCATACGCGAGGTCAAGCTAAACGATCCGGATAGTGGTCCTTCGAGCTCCACATCATCTCCGCCCTCGATCAATACCGCCACAGGGACGGCGCTCAACTGTTGCCCGCCCTGTTGAAACCGTTGCACCGATCGCAAAGTGTGTTGATACCCATTCTCCACGGTGATGGCTTCCAGTGTGGCCTGCACGTTCTTCATGATCTGTTCCCGAACCGAGTCCGCCATTTACGCCACCAACCGCTGCACGAAGGCCGAGGCCGCTTTCATCCGCTGATCGAGCGAGACACGCACGGCGCGATGCAGGGCCTCTTGCAATTTTGGAAACTCCTTTGGCCATTCCCGCTCGACCGTCTCACGAAAGCCCAGCCGCGCCTTAATGACGACGCGACCCTTCAGGACGAATCGCGGGATCAGCTCATCGCCGACCTTCTCAGCCAGCAATGGAGCCTTGCCGGGCCGTCGAATAAAGATGAGCCCCTTGATCCGGTTGCCCTCGAAGCCGCCGCGCGTCGGCAGTTTCCACCGTGGGCCGATGGGAATCCGCAACATATCGCGGCCCTTGTTGTGCGCCGTAATGGTCCCGCCGTATTCGTGCAGACCGAGAAACCGGCTGATCCGGATGCCGGATTGCAGTGAGCCGAGGTCGCTGCCGATCGTCCAGTATTTAATATGCCGTTTGTGCTGCCGCTTCCATTCGCCGCCCTTGATGCCAGGTGGTCCGCTCATCCGCTCCCGCATGAACCGTTTCCGCACGCGAGCCGTCGCCCGGTGCATCTCCGACTTGAGGTAGCGCTGCGCCAGCTCGGGCGCGGCCCGCAAGGCTTCGGCGACTTCGTGAAAATTAATGGTTTCGACTCGGACAACATCCGTCATGCTTGCACCAAGAGGCGAAACATCCCGCCGCCTCCGGCGAGGCCCGTGTCTTCGTCCATGATCTTCTGCACCGAAAACTCGGTCTCTAGGCTGTCGCCTAGGTTCTTCTTGAAGCGCATGGTGTCTTTCCGTGGCTGCACAGTGAGCACTCCGTCGGTCGCATCCATCGGGATCGTCACTTCGAGGGTATTCACCGGATAGCTCCCTGCCGGACTGCCCGCGATCTGCGACGGTCGCCGCTCCACAATCGCCTTGACCTGCGTAACCGTCCCGCCATACGAAATGTACGTCACCAGCTCGCCGCCGAGAGCGGCCACCATGTTGACGGCATCAGACATGGCACCCCGCTAGATATTCTTCGGTCGATACATCAGGCTCACCGCCACCAAGGCGGGGCCTGTGACGATCGTGCCCACACACCGAACAAACCCTTGCACGGCGCTGGCATTGACCGTCCGCTTCTGTACTTGGTTCGCCGCGCCTGCCGAGTAGGCCCCTTCATTCGGCGTGATCGCAGCCGCGCCGGTCCCACCGGAATCACTCGCATGCTCAACGGTCCAGGTGATCGAGCCGGTCAAGGCCCCCACTTGATTCGTCAAGACCACATCCCCATCGGCCTCACGCACGTCGATCCAGCTCGACGTTGCAGCTGCCGTATTCGCCGCAGACGCAGGATCAAGCAACTTCTTGATCGTGGCGGCTTGTCCTTCATTTCCCAGCATATTTCCCGTCCTTTCCTTTGCCCTCTTCTTTGAGAGCGGGCGCGGCAGACGGCTCGGCCACGATGACCCGCTCCGCTTTGTTAGCCGCAATCATTTCCAACGCAAAGACCGCCGGGAGTTCTGGCGTGGCCCCAATCTCTTGTACTGTCCGCTCATAAAAGAATTTGCGTAGGATCTTCACTCGCATGGTCTTCATGACACCCCCTAGGTTGTTGGGGCGGCTAATCAAAGCCGCCCCGCTATTCTCCACCGTCAACGGCATCGCTTAGGTGATCGATGTCGCCAAAGAGAAGGCGAATGGCCGTTGCACTGCGACATCTAGGCTATAGATCGCCCGGACGCCGACGATCCCCGCTTGGAAATTGGCGTAGGGGTTAACCTCGATCTCAAGCACGCCCCACTCGCCAACGACCACCTCGGCCCAGTCGCCAAACAACATGTTGGCGGATGGCATTTGATTCGAGGACATCGCCTTGAACCCTGACATAGACCCATCCCACACATTGCCTTCCCATATCGGCGAGGCCGTGCTGGTGAACTTGACCCGCTGCATCATGAGCGCCGCCACGGCTGGCGTGGTCGCATACCCACCGGATGCCGGCATGACATTTGATCCAGCCACGTCGGTCTGGAATTCCAAAATCCCTGCATAGGCGAGACTGGTGCCGGTAACGCTGCCGATACCGGCGGTATTGATGATGCCGGTCGGTTGACCAGAGGCACCAGAACCATTGATCACGGCCAGGTCTGCCGCCAAGGCGACGACCCGCGACAAGTCACTTGACACAATCCCCTCAGCGCCAGGGCTGGACTGCAAGAGCAACTGACGGCTGATTTCCGTATAGGCGCCAACACTCTTCGGACTGAGCGAGAGCTGCACAAAAGTCTGTTGACTCTCCGTGGCCGTCGATGCTTCGTTCGCCAACCACACGGCGGTCGCCGCTGCCGACTGACGAGGGACTGTCACATTGCCCTGTAGGCCAGAGAGGCGGCGTGCGCCCATCTGAAACGCGACCGAGCGATTCCGCAGCATGTCGATAAATCCGACATTGGCGGTTTCGACGAGATAGCCACCTGCCCCCGCAGTGGCGACCGTCAAGTCGCGTCGGCCCAGGCCAAGCGCCTGCCGCATGGCATCGATTTCCAGCACGTTGTGCTGACGCTCCAGCACTTCAAACGGGACGCAGAATCGGTTGTCATCGGCGACCTTGCCGAGCTTCTGCGCGACCGTTCTGGTTACTTCCAATTCATACGGCGCGTCTTTCTGCCATGACTTCCCCGCACAGGCACGAATCGCACGAGCCAAAGAAAACCGCTCGGCCTCTGACCGGCTGAGTCCGATCTTCGACGCCGGTTGCGGATTCGTCTTGCCGCGCTCTTCGAGGATGGTCAGCAAATCTTTGCTGACGGCTTCGAGCGAATAGCCTTGCTCGATCCACGCATCGCGCACGGAGTCGGCAATGCGATTAGCCTTGGACAGGTTCTCGATCGCCCGTCTGCGCTCCGCCTCGACATCCAGGCCGCGCTTGGCTTTTACATCCTCAAGTTTCTCGATGGTCTCATCCTTGACCGCAACCGATGCGGCCCCCTTGTTCACATCCTCTGGCATAGAAGCCTCCATAGTTACGGCGCTGAGCGCCTGGTGAGACCTACGGACTATCCGCAGATCATATTCCTCATTGTCCGCGCCACGCCCGATCCCAACGGTGGGATCAGCCGGCACGGTGACGATGGAGACTTCATACGGCTCCCAGTCGGTCACCGTGAACGTCTCACTTTTCTTTTCTTCCTCGACTTTATTGATACGGTAGGCGAGCGAGACGTTGCGTAGACCGCCGGTGATCATGCTCCGGATCTCTTTCGCCCGCTCCGTCTCGAAGAGCTGCGCGTCCACCATGAGCCGATTGCGTTCCATTCTTGCTGCAGTGATCATGCCGATCGGGTCGTCAATGTTGTGATTGAAGAGGAGCGGCATGGCCCCGCGCTTGGCTCGATCCAGCCGGACGGCCCCGCTCTCATGCGACAGCACTTCAACGCCCCACCACCGCTCCACCGGCTCCTCGCTGGATGCCGGAAATGTGAGCAGCTCACGCTCCTCTGTGCGTGTCACGAGGATCTGCTCCGCTGCGACACCTCGGCGTAGGAGCCCTTTCTGTTTCACTGTTTCTTCTGTCACGTCAGCCATGAGTCCTCCCGACCACTTGCAAAAGTTTTTCCGCCGTCTTCACGGCCTGAGCCGCCTGAGAGCTGGCAATCTCTTCGTCGTCCTGTGTCTCACTCTGCTTCTCCGCTGTCGGTGCTCCGTTGGCCTGCACGGATGGATCTGTATCGAACACAAGGTGCTTTTCTTCCATCATCGCCAGTTCTTGCTCCCGCTCCTCGATCACTTCGTAGAAATCGCGCCCGTTGCCCGTCTGCGCGATGACATCAGACACGGTGGTGAATCCGCAGCGCACGGCTTCTTTATAGGCAGCGACTTCCTTCGTGGGATCGACCCAGCTCCAGCCGCGCGGCCTGAAACAGGCGGCTTCAAACTTCTCCGGGTTGATGGCGTACTCGCCGATACTGATCGCACTGATGGCCCCAGCCAAAACAGCTTGCTGGAGCCACACACGATGAATCTCCTCTCGGCATGACTCGATAAACCACTTTTGCAACACACGCCACACGTCGCGATCGTCCAGTAGGGCAAGGCGCGAGCTGGAATAGTTGCTCTGCGAATAGTCCCGTGAAATACTTTCGTAGCTACAGCCGACTCCGGCGGCGACTTCGCGCAGCATCATCCGCATGAATGGATCAAGTTGGCTATTCGGCCGATTCGGCGAAAATGATTCAAATGTTTCGCCAGGATTCAACTTGTGAATCACCGCCGGTTCGAGCTCTTCCTGTACGGAGCCGTCGGCTTGCGGTTCGCCGTCAAACGAGGATTGATGATCTGCCGGCGGCTGCACGAATCCCATGTAGCAGGCCGAGGCCCGCGCGGCAGTAATCTCTGCCTCTGTGAGGCCGTCCATATCGTTCAGCTTCCGCGCGGCGGCGTGCATCCAGGGAATAGCACGGGTCTGTGGCCAGCGGTCGATGAGCCTGAGGTGGATCATTTGATCCGCCGGTACACGCTCCACGCGATCCTGCGAGATAGCCATCAACGACACGTCGCCAGGATGGAGCGACCGAATGAAGTAGGCCACGGCGGCGCCATATCGATCAACTTCCACCCCGAGGCGGACGGTGTTGGACGGATCGCCCGGTGAGGGGCTGTATTCGTCGGCAATGCGCTCCGGCTCGATCACTTCCAACGACAACGGCACGCGCGAGCCAGGCATGGCGCCCAAATGCTTGCGGATGAAGATTTCCCCGGCTTCAAACACTTGTCCAACGCAGAGGCGTTCAAACGTGGCAAAGCTGAGGGCGCGGCCTATATGGCAATGCTCTTTCTTGCTCCAGTGCGCCCATTGCGCTTCGATGTCGTCATTGATCCGATCGCTGAACTGACCCCGTGAGTTCTTCACTTTCGCTTGCACGTTGATGCCGGACCCGATGACGTTATTCTGCACGATGGCTTTCGCCCGCTTGGCGTAGGCGGCATCGCGAATGAGCGCCCGCGAGCGATTCCTCGCCGTGCGGAGGCTGGTTTGTAATTCCGCGTCCTCGCTGGTGGTGGAGATGCCCCATCCGGCGGTGGTGCGGCCAGGACGCCCCACGGCATACATCCGCTGTTGCCGAGCGGGAAGACCCGCCTTTGCGGGGCTGATCCAGCTGGCGATGGTGCGGCGGATCATGTCAAACACGGTGGAACCTCACGCCGATGTTACGCGGATTCACGCCTGTGCGGCGGATGGACTCGACTTGCGCCTCTTTGGCCAGTTCGGCCCGGTAGAAACTCAGCCATGAGATGAGGTCGCTTGGGGCCATGTTCCTGACCCGGCGACCGTTGATTTCATATTCCAACTGCGTGGAGGAGGCGCGGCCTTGAATAGCCGCCTCAATCGCCTGGGCCATGATCCTGGCGTGACTGCGGCCATCGAACGTGGTCAATGCGGCAAGATTGGGCAGAATTTCGATGGAGCCTTGATCGATAGTGTAGATTTCCGTCGCCTTCGTGACCCGAGACATCCAGCTGTACAGGCCAGCCTCATAGTTTGTTGAGGTCGCAGCGGGGACAGAGACAAGATGATCGGCGCCGCTAGCAGATGCCGTGATCGTGATTTTCGCCGTCGCGTTGATGAGGGTATACGTGAGAGACCATCCGGCATTGGCCGGGTAGTCCGGTAGCGATTTCAGCCAGGTGAGAAAATCCCCAGCGCGAACGACATCCGGCTCTATCGTAGGGACCGTGGCCATACTGACCACTGTTCTACAGGAGGCTCGGTAGATGGTCTATGGCATGACCAGGCACGAACAGGCATAAACCGGCATGACTTTCAGCCTATTTCCACCTGTTCACAAAGCCTGATGATTGGCGAGGGCTGCGGGTTTGCCGAGATTCCGCATGCTCGGATGCGGTGCCGTTTTTCTTGACCAGTTTTTTGATATCGCTGGCCGGAACATACCACCCGTCTTTGACCTTAAACGCTCCCTGAAACACATCCCCGTCTTTCAACCACTCTCGAATCGTGTCCTCTGTTTTGCTGAACATCTCCGCCACCTGCTTGACGGTGTAGAAAGGCTGCACGCTACCTCCAGCCTTTCACAAAGCCGCCGCGGCGGCGTGGATTCGGTTGATATTTGGTGACGAATGCTGTCGTGTCTTGCGGCTCGATCGGCCTCGACTGCTCCAAGACAGCCAAGGCCCGCGACTCCGTGACGGATTCTGCTGCCGCATGCAAAGATGGCTCGCGCACATGGTCGGCGAGCTTCGCTGCCCGTTTCTTCAGGTCTGGATTGAACATCATGCACACCGCGAGGTTGTACACTTTCAAGTCCAGCGGCTCGTTGCGGTCGCGCGTCTTTTCGTAGACATAGCCAATCTGCACATGACTGCGCGGTTTGTACTTCGGCTTCTTCACCTCGCTGGTCAGCCCCTCGAAATACTCCTGGTCGTAGCCGTCTCGCCGGGGAAAATGCATATAGCCTGGCCCTGCCTCCGTCAGTTTCAGACGGGCAAAAATCGTATCCTTCAGCGCGTTGGTGCCCAGGAGATACAAGCGCAGCCGATAGCTCCGGTGTTTCTTCGGTTCCCGTTTCGGGATCGGTGGCGCGCCCGGCAAGCTGCTCCCCTTCAGCGCGAAGATCTCCCCGTGATATTTCTCGACGAAGAGGTACGCTTCCTTAGTGTGATGACCTCCGGTATCGACCCCCACCACGTCAACGCGCATCTCTAGTCCGCACGCATGCCGATAGGTGGCCTGTAGCCACTCCGTGAGACTCATCCACACGGCAGGCAGCGAGGGCGACCCATTAAAAATGCGATAGACAATACTCCAGGACTCTTCGCCCGCTCCCCACCCGACAATTTCCGCCTCCAACCGATTGTCTTGCACATCAACCGCCGCCGTGAGAAACACCACCCCGGACGGCACCTCAGCCTCATAGATCTCTCGCCGCTGTGACAGGCTGTGGTGGGCGATCTGGTCGATTTTCTCTTTCCACGTTTGCGCCAGGACTGTATTGCGAAAGGTTTTCATGGAGCGGATGTCCCCGGTCTTCATCTTCTCGTAGGCTTCGATGTACTCCTTGGCGAGGCGCGACCAGGGATAGGCCCATCCGGCAGGCTGGTAGAGCAGATTTAAATGAAAGGAGGCGACGGTATCGAGGCGCTCCGGATACGCATGTACCCACGTAGCGCGGGCCGTGTCCATCATCCAGGTTTTGCAACTCTCATCGATGAGCTGTTCACAGGACTCGCACTGATAGGCTGCGTCATCTGGCCGCTTGATGCCATCGAACGTGTACACGAGATGCTCCCAGACTAAATGCTGGGAATGTCCACAATGCGGACAGGGTACATGATAGCGGCCCTGGCTGCCGAGCGTGTAATCCATCTCAATGCGGCTCATCTCTGCCAGCGTCGGCGTGGACAGTTCAAAGATTTTATACCTCGCATAGGCTGCAGCGCGTTTTTCGATAAGATCGCACGGATGGCCCTGGTCGCCCACGTCCTGCTCATATTCGTCCACCTCATCGACGACGATGCGCGGCGCACTGGTGGAGCGGGCGCCGGCGGAACTATTCGCCCACAAGATATTCAAGAAGCCACCGAGAAATTCCTTTCGGAAGGTCGTGTTGCCGCTGTCACGCGAACGCGCCTCGCGCACCTTGCCACGGAGGGTGGGCGTTGCCAGAATCACAGGATCGAGCTTTTCTTTCGTGAGCCGTTTCGCCATGTCGATGCTCGGCTCGTAAAACAGCATGGCTGTGGGTGAGCAATCCATCGTGTAGCCGGCCCAGTTCACGGCCACCTGTGTGCCGCCAATTTGGACAGGCTTCATAAACACGACTTTATGACAGCGATGGCGTGGGCTTAGACACTCCATGATCTCCTTGAGAAACGGAGTCCGGCTGGTGCGCCACTGCCCTGGCACTGGCGCGAACGAGGGCAGATGGAGGCGCTCGTCGGCCCATTTGGCAATGGTCTGCAACGGATCAGGCTTGAGGCCGTTGAAAAATGCGCGGCGACGTGCGGCCATGGGCGCATAGGTAGCCTCAGTGCTCATCGGTTAGGCGATCGATTCTGCTTTGGTCAAAATGCCTTCGAGGGCGCGGTAGATTTCTTGTTCGAGTAAATCGTGCACTTTGCGCTGATCCGTCTCGTGTGCCAGCTGATCGGCGAGGCGTGCGGGGAGGTTTAGCATGCTGTCCCGCACCAGCCGCGCTAATTCAAACCACTCGCGATCAACATCTGCCGCCGCCACCACGTCGCCGATGCGCTCCTGATAATCCAACTCCGTGAGCTTGGCCTTCCATTTTTCTCGCTCCCGCTGATATGCCAGTATTGTTTGATCGTTTTTCGCCTCGTCGCCAAGCCCCTCCTCTCCGATCGGATCAGTGCCGATCGGTGCCGCAAAAGCGAGCCGCGAGGCATGTCTCGACGCCGCGCGGCGGCTGTCAGCGTCCTTGAAATCAAACTCGTGGGAGTAGTCCACCCCGACCCTCTGCAACTGCTCCGCAGCCGCCTGCCGGGAAATCCTGGCGTGGGCCGCGTACTTATTCAAAAAACTTGGCCGCTGCCGTCTTTTCATCGACCTCCCCACCCCAGCAATCTTGTTTTAGCCCCTGGGACTAGTTCAAAAGTGCGCTCTCGTTCACCCGCATTGCTTTGTAG